CCTGATTGTAGAGCATCGCAAAACCTCTACTGCAATGTTTGACGTTGATCGTCGTGTCTTGACTCTGCCGATGTGGGACAAAGCATCTGGTACAGTCTACGACATGCTGGTTGGTCATGAGGTAGGTCACGCACTGTTCACTCCTAACGAAGACTGGCGTGATGTTGCTGACTGCCCCAAGGACTTTGTGAACGTCATTGAAGACGCTCGTATTGAGAAACTGATGAAGCGTAAGTTCCCTGGTCTCCGCAAGTCTTTTGCTGGTGGTTACAAGGAACTGAATGACATGGACTTCTTCAGTATTCTTGACGAAGATCTCAGCACCTTCAGTCTGATTGACCGTATCAATTTGCATTTCAAGATTGGTGCTAGCGCCATGATTCCTTTTTCTATTGAGGAGAAATTGTTTGTTGCTCGCACTGATCTTGCAGAAACTTTTGAAGATGTACTGAAGATTGCTGAAGACGTATACAATTTCAGCAACCAGACTGAAACAGTCATGGAGATGCCTGCTCAACAACCTCAAGAAGAGGGTGAAAACGAAAGCACCGATGCCGAACAATCTGAGCAGCAATCTGAAGAGAAAACTGAGTCGCAGTCTAGCGAGGAGACTGACCAACCTGACACCAATCCACAGAGTTCTGGTGGCGGTGCATCATCTTCTGGTGGTGTAGATCTAGAAGATGTTCGTGACGACTGGTATGACGATGAAGGAAATCTTACTGACGAAGGTTCTGAAACTTCTGAAACTCAGCGTTCCTTTGATAGTGCTGCTGAGAAACTTTCTTCTCCTTCTTCTTATGGCAGAAACCCCATATATGTTGAACTTCCTAAGACTGTCAACATAGATAATATTGTTGTTGATTGGACTACTCTGCACGACTGGATTGATACAAATGCAGTTGAATCCGAAAGGTATGAAGACGTTGACAACCTCTATTACGAGTTCCGTAAGCAGTCACAAAAGGAGGTAAACTATCTTGTTAAAGAGTTTGAGTGTCGTAAGTCTGCTGACGCTTACGCTCGTGCTGGTCAATCTAAAACTGGTGTGCTTGATACTGCAAAGTTACACACTTATCGTTATAACGAAGACATCTTCAAGAAAGTAACTGTTCTTCCTGATGGTAAAAACCACGGTTTGCTATTCCTGCTTGACTGGTCTGGTTCTATGTCTAATGAGATTCTTGCAACTGTCAAGCAAGTTCTGAACCTGACTGCTTTCTGTAAGAAAGTGCAGATTCCATTTGAAGTTTATGCATTTACTAATGATTGGGTAATTGCAAAACGTGCTATGTCTGGCGACACAGGTTATATTGACTATGATTATCCTGGTGTTGAAAAGAACGTTGTGTATATCAATGATGAATACTTTCACTTGATGAACTTTGTTTCTTCTCGTTCTAACGCTCGTGACTATGAGCGTATGTGTAAGAACCTCTGGCGTGAAGCATCTATCTACAGGCACTACACTGGATATCAATCAACAATTGGTGTTGGTTTGTCTGGTACTCCTTTGAATGAGGCAATTATGATGATGAACTACATCATCCCTCAGTTCAAACAAAAGAATGATTTGCAGAAAGTTAATGTCTGCATTCTGTCTGATGGTGAAAGTTGCTCTGCAGCATACGGTCATGAGATTTATCTTGATCATAAAGATGAGTATGCTGTTCGTCCTCGTCGCATTGACTATTATCAGGTTCTTCGTGATCGTGAAACTGGTATCACATACAAACAGTTTGAGCATGACAATGTGACCAACACATTCATTCAACAATTGCGTGATCGTAATCCTGGTGTCAATGTGATTGGTTTCCGTATTCTTGCTGGTAGTCAACTACAAAACTTCGTTGGTCGCTATGCATCTTACGAAGGTTATTCTGAAGTTCAGAAGCAGTGGAAGAAAGAGAAATCTGCAATTATCAAAAATGCTAAAGCATTCACTGCTCTCTATGCTATCTCAAACAACTCTATGAATGAGAACACTGAGTTCAATGTAGAAAGTGGTGCTAGCAAAGGAACCATCTCACGTGCATTCAAGAAGATGCTCGGTAGCAAGTCCACCAACAAAAAACTGCTCAACTCATTCGTTGAGTATGTCAGTTGACAAACTGGTACACATGGGGTCGCCAATGACCCCTGTACACCATATACTATATTCATACAACACAAAACACAAATGCCTTTCGCTCCCGTTCCCGTTTCAACTGAAGATCTCGTTTCTTACCTTACCGACAACTGCGGTACTGAGGTAAACACGAAGCAATTGTTTGAGGCATCTGAGCACTTCAACTGTTCTCTTGCTACTGTCAAGAAACGCCTTAAGGATTATAAGCAAGGCATCGGCAAATGGAACTTGACTGTTCAAGAACGTCTTGAGAAAACTTACGAAGCACCTGCTGCTGCTCCTGCTATTCAGCAAAACCTTGTTCCTTCCAAGGACGACAACTATGTTCCTTTTGGCAACTTCACTGATGTGAAGAAAATTATTCAGTCTGGTATTTTCTACCCGACTTTCATCACTGGTCTCTCTGGTAACGGTAAGACTTTCTCTGTTGAGCAGGCATGTGCTGCTCTAAATAGGGAGTTGATTCGTGTAAACATTACCATTGAAACCGACGAGGATGATCTTATTGGTGGGTTTCGTCTTGTTGATGGCAACACTGTTTGGCATAACGGACCCGTCGTGGAAGCTCTTGAGAGGGGAGCTGTGCTGCTTCTAGATGAAGTGGATCTCGCCTCTAACAAGATCCTGTGTCTTCAGTCTGTTCTTGAAGGCAAAGGTATTTTCCTGAAGAAGATTGGTAAGTATGTCCAACCTGCTGCTGGTTTCAACGTCATCGCTACTGCCAACACCAAGGGTAAGGGTTCTGATGACGGTCGCTTTATTGGTACTAACGTTCTCAACGAAGCATTTCTTGAGCGTTTCGCTCTAACTTTTGAGCAAGAGTATCCTACTCCTGCTATTGAGAGTAAAATCTTGGTGCGTGTTGCTGCTTCTGTTGGCAAGCACGATGAAGAGTTCTGCACTAACCTTGCTAACTGGGCAGACATTATCCGTAAAACTTTTAAAGATGGAGGTATTGATGAGGTTATTTCCACCCGTCGTCTTGTTCATATTGTTCGTGCCTATGCTATTTGGAACGACCGTATGAAAGCAATCAAAGTTTGTGTCAATCGCTTTGATGAAGAAACTAAGCAATCATTCATTGAATTGTATGATAAGATTGATGCTGATGTAAACACTGATGAGGAAGAAACAAATGCCTGAACCAGGAGATTGTACATTCATTGGTAGCATCATCCGCATTTACGGTTCTGGTTGTGCCAGAGTCGCTAAAGTGACGGGTGATGTTATCACCGTCATCAACCTTGACGGAGATTGTCAAGAATGCTATTATGAAGATATTGAATTTGTATGTACCCCGTGAAAGTATGACTTTTTTTAAATATGATGAAGACGCTCTCCTGCAAGAGCTACGTGACTACATCGCAGGCACTTACAACCAACACTACTCTGCTGGCAATGACAGTATTCAAACGTTAGATTTAATTGAAGCATGTGGAGACGCTGAGGCATTTTGCCGCAGTAACATTCTTAAGTATGCATCACGATATGATAAGAAGGGCACTGCCCGCCGTGATATTATTAAGATCCTCCACTACGGTCTTCTCCTTCTACACTTTTCCGACAAAACTAACGTTACTGAAACCTACAATCAATGAGCAAAGTTATCCTATCTAAAAAGACTCTAGATGTCCTCAAGAATTTCTCCACAATCAATTCCTCCATCGTATTCAGAAAAGGAAGCACTGTACGGACAATCTCTAATGCAGAGAACATCCTCGCAAAGTTTACTGGCGAAGAAGTATTTCCTAGCGACTTCGCAATTTATGATCTTAGTCAGTTCCTTAGCGGTATTTCTCTGTTTAACGATCCTCAACTGGAATTCACATCTAGCGATTTTGTTTCTATCCGTGGCGGGCGTCAGTCTGCTAAGTATTATTTCTCTGACCCTGAGATTACGCTCAAGAGTGCTCCAGAAAAAAATGTAAAATTTCCTGGTGCAGATCTTCAGTTCAACCTGAGTGCTGATGATCTGATTGCATTGCAGAAAGCATCTGCAGTGTACGGTCTTCCCGACCTTACTTTCCAGTCCGAAGAAGGACTAGATACTATCAAACTTATCCTAAGGGACAAGGAAAATGATACCAGTAATACTTACGATATCACCGTGGCGGGTTGTTGCAGTGGCACCTTTTCTCTTGATCTTAAGATTGAGAACATTCGTGTGCTACCTGGGGACTATACTGTCAAGGTATCCAAGCACTTGATTTCAGAGTGGACTAATGTTAATGTTGATCTGACCTACTACATCGCACTTGAACCCTGATGAAACACATCCTTTTTACCCTCAAGGGTTGCACTAAGGATCTCCTAAACGATGAGGAGTATGTCAGAGATGTCGTTTACAGTTCATCAAGAAAGTGCAAGTCAACATTGCTTGCACTTAACTCACACAAGTTTGATCCTCAAGGTGTAACTTGTATTGCTATGCTTGCAGAATCTCATATCAGCATCCATACGTGGCCTGAGAAAGGCATGGCAGTTTGTGATATCTTTACATGTGGTGAACACACAAAACCCAAGAAGGGTGTAGAGTATATGAAGATGATGTTCAACGCTGATGACATCATCTCTAAATCATTTAATAGACCACTGGAATGAATATTTTTGTTACCGACTTCTGCCCAATAAAGTCTGCTCAGGTATTGCCTGACAAACATATTGTGAAGATGCCTTTGGAGACATGTCAAATGTTATCTATCGTAGCATCTAAGAAGTGGGGTTATGGTTTTGGTGATTTGCCTAGATTAGACGGAACACCATACAAAACTGAGAAGGGTGCATTTCGTAATCACCCTTGTACTATCTGGGCACAGCAAAACTGGTCATGGTTGATACGCCATGGTCTTGCGTTATGTGATGAGTACACATACAGGTATGGCAAGACACATAGTTGTGAGAAGACACTTCTACATGCTGAGATGATCTTCCCGTTTCAATACTTGAGATCTGTAGCAGACCATGCTACAGTATTTGCTAGGGCTATGCCTGATCAATGGAAGTATGACGATACCATTGATGATATTACAGCGTACAAACGCTACATTGCGTCTAAACCTTGGGTAAAGGATAATTACCTTCGCAAACCAGAACGCAAACCTGATTGGATTTAATTATGAGTAAAGAGTTTTTGTGGGTGGAGAAATACCGTCCCAACATTGTTGAAGATTGTATTCTCCCTGACAGCATCAAAGAGGTGTTTCAGGGTTTTGTCAACCAGGGCGAACTTCCTAACCTGCTGCTGAGTGGCACTGCAGGTGTGGGCAAGACTACCATTGCTAAGGCGTTGTGTGAGGAGATTGGTGCCTCTTACATCGTGATCAATGGATCCGATGAGGGACGTTTCCTAGACACTGTGAGGAACCGTGTGAGGCAGTTTGCCACAACCATTTCTCTGACCTCTGGAGCGTCCCACAAGGTCGTTATCATTGATGAGGCAGACAACACCACTAACGACGTGCAGCTGTCTCTCAGGACCGCTGTGGAGGAGTTCCATGGCAACTGTCGTTTCATCTTCACCTGTAACTTCATTAACAAGATCATTGAACCGCTGCACTCACGATGCACGGTTGTTGACTTCAGGATCAAACCTGATCAGGCAACTGGGTTGCAGGGTCAGTTTTTTACTCGCTTGAAAACTATTCTAGATCATGAGCAGATCAAGTATGAAGATAAGGTTCTCGCCAAACTTACTAAGCGTTATTATCCTGATTGGCGTCGTCTTATTAATGAGTGTCAACGCTACGCTGCTACTGGAAGTATTACTTCTGCTATCCTTGTGGACGTTGCTGACGTTAATCTGGACTCTCTTCTTGGTTCATTGAAGAAGAAAGAGTTTACTAATGTCAAGAACTGGGTTGTTCAGAACATGGACAATGACCCCACTATGGTCATGCGTAAAGTATATGACAGCATGTATGGAGTTTTAAAACCTGCTTCTATTCCAGAGGCAGTTCTTATTATTGCCAAATACATGAACAGTATTCCTATTGTTCCTGATCAAGAGATCAATCTCTTGGCATGTTTGACTGAGGTTATGATGAGTTGTGAATTTAAATAGACTGTGGATAACCTCAAAGTAACATCTTTTAATTTACCACAACCACCAATAGTTTGTGTTGATTTTTCTGAAATTAATTCGGATATCAAAAAAATTTGTTTTGATTTATTGAATACGCAAGACAAAGTATCTCACAGTAAATCTCTTGCTGGAAATTTAAGACATCAATACATTGCACCAGAAAAAATACAGAACCATATAAAAAAATCTGTTCCCAATATCGTTAACAACGACAACCTAAAATTAGATTCTTGTTGGGTAAATTTTCAAAAGAAATATGAATTTAATCCAAACCATTATCATGATGGAGACTATAGTTTTGTTTGGTGGATTAATATTCCATACAATTTACAAGAAGAACTCTCTTTGGAGTTTGTAAAAAATTCTGGAAATCCATCTGCTTCCATATTTTCTTTTACATATGTAGATTTAAGTGGAATGCCAAACTATTATTCAATACCATTAGATAAAAAAGATGAAGGAACGCTGGTGTTGTTTCCAGCAAAACTAACTCATAATGTATATCCATTCTATACATCAGATGAATACAGGATTTCAATATCAGGAAATTTATCGTATAAAAAATGAAAGTGAAAACTACACCAGAAAATGTAAAAGAAGCTCATGAAGGTCTTTTTCATGCTACAATGAATCTACCTGCTGCAGCAGAACACTGTGGCATGACCCAGAAGGAGTTAAAAATGACATTCTTTGAATATCTTAAGTACAATGACCCAAACTTTGAAATCACTGAAGACACCGCTCCGTTACCCAGGGGGCAAAAGCAGAGCACTGGCAAACCTGTTCCGATTCCTCCCAGACCTTTCCCAGGCAACCGAGTATCGTGAACCATTCTTGGGCGGCGGTAGTGTCGCCCTTGAGGTTACCAAGCGTTATCCTAAACTAGATATCTGGGTCAATGATCTTTATGAACCATTGATTAATTTCTGGAAGACATTGCAGGATGACGGTTATGCGATGTATAAGCGTTTGCAAGAATTGAAATCTAGGTATCCAGACCAAGCATCAGCAAAAGGTTTATTTTTAGAAGCAAAGGAAGTTGTAAATGACACTACCCTATCCCATCTATATCGCGCTTGTGCTTTCTACGTTATTAACAAGTGCTCTTTTTCTGGTCTCTCTGAGTCCTCCTCGTTCAGCAAACAGGCATCAGACTCAAACTTCTCAATGCGTGGAATTGAAAGACTTCCAGCGTATTCTGAATTAATTCAAAATTGGAAAATTACAAATGGTCGCTATCAGGAACTCCTTACTGATGACAAAAAGTCCTTTACGTACCTTGATCCCCCATACGAGATCGGATCAAATCTATATGGTAAGCGTGGAAACATGCACAAAGGATTTGACCATGATGGGTTTGCTACTATTTGTGACCGTTTTGTCGGTCGTCAACTTATATCTTACAATTCGTCGCAACTAATCCGAGATCGTTTTGAGGGGTGGACAGTTGCGGAATTTGCACACACTTACACCATGCGCTCTGTGGGGAGTTATAATACAGATCAAGCGTCACGAAAGGAACTAGTCCTTTTTAATTATGAAGTGTGAAGTCACCCTCTACGTCGCAGGCACAGTCTTCAAGGAAGAAGTCTATGCCCGCGACTACCAAGAAGCACGTAAGGTTGCTCTTGCCCGCAACCCTAATGCAAAAATTGTTGGAGTTACTGCTAAATTTTAATGTCATATCAACTGAAGGACTACCTGTATAGTATCAATCAATCTAAAAAGAATATTCTTGATGGCGATACTGATGCTGAGCGAGGTTATCCTCCTTATATTATTAACAGGTGCCTCAGTTCTTTTACAGATACTGTCTTGTTTGCCAATGAAATGAACAAGAACCCCCATCTTCCAAAGAAGATGCAATATGACTTTTTTATAAATAGTGTGAAACCTAGGAAGCGTTTCTCTCCCTGGGCTCGTAAAGATTCTATTGATTATCTTGAGTTAGTCAAAGAGTATTATGGTTATAATGACGATAAAGCACTCCAAGCTCTCAGGATTCTCACCAAAGATCAACTAGATAATATTAAAAAAGCATTGAGCAAAGGTGGTAAACATGAGCGGTGAAACTGAGATCCAGTGGAAGCAAACTGATATGGTGGAAGTGGTTCTTAAGGAACCAGATGATTTTTTGAAAGTGAGAGAAACACTAACCAGAATTGGTGTAGCATCTCGTAAAGAGAGAAAGATTTATCAGTCCTGTCACATTCTACACAAGCAGGGTAAGTATTATATTGTTCATTTTAAAGAGTTGTTTGCTCTTGATGGAAAGCATACAAATTTTTCTCTAAACGATCTTCAAAGGAGAAATAGAATTGCTCAGTTGCTTTCTGATTGGGGACTCATCAGTATTGTAACTCCAGAAAAAGTAGAGGATCTTGCTCCTCTGAATCAAATTAAAGTTCTTGCATTCAAAGATAAGGATGAATGGACTTTAGAAAGCAAGTATAATATTGGTAGAAAGAAAACTGCTGAAGAATAATTGCAAAACAATATTAATGATCTCGTAATTAAACAACGAGATTGTGATCCAAATCTGCATAGGTGGAAAACCTGGGAACCAAATACACCATTTGCCCCATCCATTGATGTCTCCTTGTACTCTAGTCAGGTGCAAGGAGATTTGTCATGCAAAATTATATCCGAGATTGAAGAAAGAGGTCTTGGATATTACGATGGGGAAGAATGGAAAACGTACAATATATTTTCCTGGGACAATAGTTGGGTTAGATCTTTATCCGAACAGATTTGGAATACGTATATCAAATATACAAGTTCTATTGAAGTTGAATCATATACAAAAGATTCTGTATGGATTCGTGGGTGGGTAGTTAGATTAGATCCTGGTCAAGGATTAAAAATGCACTCACATTCCTTACATGAAAATACTTTTCTTAGTGGAAATATTTCACTGACAGATAATAATACTACGACTGATTATTGGATACCATTGTTTAGTTTATATCATGGTATGTTTAGATACGTTAATAACCCAGGGTCAATGGTGTTATTTCCTTCATGGTTGCAGCATAGTGTTGATGAAAATGCTTCAGGAAAGGTACGGTATTCCGTAGCATTTGATATGTTTTCTCATCACACTATGGATTTTATTCGTGCAAACCGTAATAAAAGTGAGGATATCCAGAACACAATACTGTTGTCAAAAAGGTTCTCTGACTTATAATTATATCTGTAAGAGGATGAGGGGTGTATCCACCCCCCTTTTACGCCAGGATGCCTTCGGGGTCCTAATGTAAACGTCGCTTTTAAAGGACAATGGTAACATTTAATTGGGAAACATATACTCCATACTCAATCGGATTCAATGAAACATTCAGTAGACTGGAAGCTCTTGCGGGAGCAAGAGATAATTATCCACCACACAACATTATTGACGGATCTGATGGTCGCACCACTTTGGAACTCGCTCTTGCGGGATTTTCAAGAGAAGATTTGGAAGTCACAACAGAACGGAATGTTCTAACAGTATCTGCTAAAAAATCTCCTCAAGATAAAGAATTAAAATATCAGCATAAAGGTATTTCATATAGGACATTTGCTCGTAACTGGCAGATGGGTGATGATGTAGAGGTTGAGTCTGTAGACTTTGTTGATGGTCTCTTATCAATCACTTTACGGAAAGAATTACCAGACAAACAGAAGCGTAAGAAACACTTCTAAATAAAAACGAAGGGCACTTGACGGTGCCCTTTTATTTTGTTATACTATAGAAAAGATTTTTTGAATATGTCAGATACAATCAATCACAGTGTTCGTATTGTCCACCTTGTGACTGGTGAGCACGTCATTTGTAATTTTACTCAAGTACGCGAAGAAGATAAGTTTGTGGCGTATCAACTTCTTTATCCTCTTGCACTAGCATTGAGTAATGCTCCTGATGCACCAGAAGAATTTAATGTCTCTTATCGTCGTTGGAATCCATACACTCCGTATGAAGATCATCGTATCTCTCCTACTAGTGTGATTTCTGCTATGCCGCCTGCAGGTGAAATCCTACAAAACTATGTTGTCAAACTGAAAGAGGCAGGTGTTGACCTCTCATTCCTACCTAATAACGGAGCTGAAATCCTTGGAGAAACTACTCAAAGTGCTACTACTGAAGGACCAGTGGCTGCTGGCGTCAGTTGATGAGGTTGAGGGTGCTCAGTTTGGTGATCCAGATTGCATCCTCAACGATCCGATGCTTATTGAGGGAGACCAGTTGACAGACTGGCTCCCATTCGCAGACGTAAAGGAGTGCGTGGTCCGTTCTTCTGATATACTAACGTTTGTGGACCCGAGCGAGCGTCTGCTTGCTCAGTTTTATAATGGAAAAACCGAACTGCTTACTGAATGAAGTTTTATACTAATGTTGAACAAGCAGGCAACCGCTTGCTGGTCCGTGGTTATGAAGGTGGTAGTCCTTTTTCATATAGAGTGCCTTTCAATCCCACTCTATATGTTCCTACACAGAATTATTCTGAGTGGAGGACTCTTGAAGGAGATTGTGTAGAACCTATGAAGATGGGTTCTATTAATGACGCCAAGGAGTTCATCAAAAAGTATAAAGAAGTTGACGATTTCCAGATCTATGGAAATAGTCGCTACCTGTATCAGTACATTGCTGAGCAACATCCAGAAGAAGAGATTCGTTATGACGTGTCTCAAATTCGTGTGTTCACAATTGACATTGAAACAGCAGCAGAGAACGGGTTTCCCGACATTGAAACAGCAGACCAGGAGATTCTAGCGATCAGTATTAAAGACTCATATACTGGTCGCATTATTGTTTTTGGGGCACGTCCCTTTGACAATAAGGATCCGATGGTTGACTACATGCATTTCCGTTCTGAAGAAACTATGCTTAGTGCATTTCTTCAGTATTGGAATGATAATTGTCCCGATGTGATTACAGGTTGGAATGTTCAGTTGTTTGATATTCCCTATATTGCTAGGCGTGTTGATAGGATCCTTGGTGAGAAGTTTACTAAGACTCTTAGCCCTTGGAAGCTTATTTCTTCTAGGGAGATTTTCATTAAAGGAAGAAAACAGATCGCGTATGATCTTCCAGGAATTTCTACACTGGATTACCTTGACTTGTACAGGAAATTTACTTACACCAATCAAGAATCTTACCGACTGGATCACATCGCCTTCGTTGAACTCGGAGAAAAGAAACTAGACCACTCTGAGTTTGATACATTCAAAGAGTTCTACGAGAACGACTGGCAGAAGTTTATTGAGTATAACATCCATGACGTTCGCCTGGTGGACAAACTGGATGACAAGATGAAACTGATTGAACTTGCATACACCATGGCATATGACGCCAAGGTGAATTATGAAGATGTGTTTAGTCAGGTTCGTATGTGGGATAACTACATTTACTGCGAACTTTTGAAGAGGAAGATTGCTATTCCTCCTAAGAAAGAAGCAACCAAGACTGAGAAGTATGCAGGTGCTTATGTCAAAGAACCGAAACCAGGATTCTATGATTGGGTGGTTAGTTTTGACCTTAACAGTCTGTATCCTCATCTTATTATGCAGTACAATATCTCACCAGAGACGCTCCAAGATTCCAGACATCCATCAGTCACCGTTGATAAAATACTTGAGAAGCAAGTAGAGATTGACGGAGAATTTGCTGTCTGTGCCAACGGCGCACAGTATCGTAAGGATAAGCATGGATTTCTTCCTCAGATGATGAAGAAGATGTATGACTCTCGTGTCATCTTCAAGAAGAAGATGATTGAAGCAAAGAAACAATACGAAAAAACACCCACCATTGAACTATCAAAAGAGATTGCCCGCTGCAACAATATCCAGATGGCAAAGAAGATCTCTCTCAACAGTGCTTATGGCGCTATTGGGAATGAGCACTTCCGCTATTACCGTCTCGCTAATGCAGAAGCAATTACCTTGTCTGGACAGGTCTCAATCCGCTGGATTGAGAACCGTATGAATCAATACCTAAATAAACTGCTCTCTACAGAGGAGGTGGATTATGTCATCGCTAGCGATACCGATTCAATCTATCTTAATCTTGGACCTCTTGTTGATAAATTTTTTAGTAATAAGTCTGGCGACAAAGCAGCAGTTGTTACTATACTTGACAAGATCTGCCAAGAGAAACTGGAACCTTTTATTGAACGTTCATATCAAGAGTTGGCAACGTATGTATCGGCGTATGACCAAAAGATGAGCATGAAGCGAGAGAACATCGCTGATCGTGGTATCTGGACTGCAAAGAAACGTTACATTCTCAATGTATGGGATAGTGAGGGAGTTAGATACAAGGAACCCAAGATGAAAATCATGGGTCTTGAAACGGCAAGGAGCTCTACTCCTGCGTATTTTAGAGACAAGTTGTATGCAGCGTTTAAGATTATTATCGGCAAGTCAAATGATGAACTTATCAGTTTTATCAATGACGTGCGAACAGAAACGAGAGAGCGTCCCTATTCGGAAGTCGCCTTTCCCAGAGGAGTTAACAACCTTGCCAAGTACCGTCACCCTACGGAAATCTACACCAAAGGAACGCCCATCCACGTAAGGGGTGCCCTTCTTTATAACCACTATGTGAAATCATATAAGGTAGAAAATAAGCATCCTCTCATTCAAGAAGGTGAGAAGATCAAATTTATGTACCTTAAAACTCCTAATCCAATTCACGAGAACTGTATCAGTTTCTTTGGTGATTTGCCGAAGGAGTTTGGTATTGAAAAGTATGTGGATTATCAAACACAATTTGAAAAATCCTTCTTGGAACCGCTCAAAAACGTGCTACAATGTATTGGTTGGACCCACGAGAAGACCATTACAATTTCTAGTTTCTTTTCATGAGCAAAAAAATTTTTGTAGTCACATGGACTAATCATGTCGTGGGTCAAGTTGGTCCCGAAGACATTAAGTGCTTTGAAGACTACAATACCGCTGTGGCATTTGCCAAACTAATGCGGAATGATTATAATTATGTACAATTTTATGAGGAGATCGTAGACAAATGGGATTCTTAGATTCTGTAATTAAAGAAAGTGGAAACGAGTTTGCTGGTCTGGTTAGCGAAGGAATTGCTGCTGGCGACATTACTGATTATGTTGATACTGGCAGTTATATCTTTAACGCCTTGGTTAGTGGTTCGTTGTTTGGAGGTCTTCCTTCCAACAAAGTTACAGCCTTGGCAGGAGAATCAAGCACGGGCAAGACTTTTTTTGCTCTCAGCGTCGTTCGTAATTTCCTTGACGCTAATCCTACAGGTGGTGTCATTTACTTTGAAACTGAATCCGCCATTTCCCGTGACATGATTGAGAGTCGTGGCATTGATGGTAAGCGCATGATCATTATGCCTGTCGCTACCATTGAGGAGTTCAGGACACAGGCATGTAGGATCCTTGACAAGTACATGAAGGAACCTAAGGATGAGCGTGTGCCCATGATGTTCGTGCTAGACTCTCTTGGTATGCTCTCAACCACCAAGGAGATGGAAGACGTTGCTAATGATAAGCAAGTCCGTGACATGACCAAGAGTCAGTTGATTAAAGGTGCCTTCCGTGTGCTAACATTGAAACTCGGACAAGCACAAGTGCCTATGATCGTGACTAACCATACATATGATGTGATTGGTTCCTATGTTCCTACAAAGGAGATGGGCGGCGGTACAGGTCTGAAGTATGCTGCTTCTACTATCATCTATCTTTCAAAGAGTAAAGAACGTGATAGCAAGAAAGAGGTTGTTGGTAACATTATCAAATGCGAGGCAAAGAAGTCTCGTTTAACCGTGGAGGGAAGTAAAGTTGCAACACGTCTATTTTTTGACGAGCGAGGTCTTGACAAATACTACGGCTTACTGGAACTGGGTGAACAGTACGGAGTCTTCCAACGGGTCGGTAATCGGGTTCGTATTGGGGAATCTTCCATTTATCCTTCTGCTATACTTGCTGATCCCGAAAAATATTTCACCCCCGAAGTGATGGAAAAACTGGAGGAGGCAGCAAAGAAAGAATTTAGTTATGGCAACTGAGCGCATTGAACAAATTATCTTGCGAAACCTCATATTCAATGAGGAATATTATCGTAAGGTAGTTCCTTTTCTTAAAGCAGAATATTATGAGATCTATCATGAGAAAGTTATCTATGAGGAGATTGCTGACTTCGCTGCTAAGTACGACAAAATTCCTACTAAAGAAGTCCTTACGATCAATCTTCAAAATCGTAATGACCTTACTGACGATGCGTACAAAGATTCGGTACAGGCAGTACAAGAACTCACAGACGAATGGGTTGACTACGAATGGCTCCTTGACGCCACAGAAAAATGGTGTCAAGACAGAGCTATATACCTCGCCCTTATGCGGTC